CATAAGCACTCATAGGTGCGGCCCAATCTGGCACGCCACGCATGGTTAATGCTCTAGGACTTCCCGTAACGCCCGATACGACCGGAGTAAAGTACAATCCAGTTTGCCAACTAGGTAAACTAAATGTTGTACTAACTCCGCCACCGCCACCCCATCCAGAAGGAAAATTAGCATCGCCATTGTCATCTGTTTCAGAAATTCTAACGTAACTGCTATTTAGATAAAGATGAGTTCCACCAACACCTATAGCGTAGGGGCTTGAGGCAGGATAAACTACTGCTTCGCTTGTGCTGCCTTCACTCACAACATCACCGTAATCACCGGATGATACTAAAAAAGTTATCTTGGCATTAGCCAAGGCTTGGAGATTGGGCTCGTCCGATGTATACTCGCCGCTTCCCCAACTCATTGTACAAATATGTACTTGATCTGCTAAAGCCTGCGTTACCATGCTTGATAGATAACTTCCTATATAGATAGAAATTTGTGCTTGTGGAGCCATTGTTGCCGTACAGTATATGTCAACTGTATTTTCGCCGTCTGCACCGCCATTAGTCCAATTTCCAGTTTGCCCATCTAATAATACTTGACGAATTGTTGGCACTGTAAGGGACGAGTTTAAGAGTCCGGCGGATTGTAGATCAGCAAATGATTTATTAAGATCACTTTGCAAAAATCCTCCGCCAAAACTAAAAATTGCAATCTTTACTCCATAACCTGTACTTGCAGGAATACTATATGCTGTGGCTATCGCCGGTGGTGCCAAATATGAAGGTATGTAAGCACCAAGACCATCTGGAGTCATTCCTACTTCTGGTTGAACTAGATCTATTGGAATTAAATGAGCTGGAGTAAAATTCATATTAGATTTCTAATTTTAAGTAAGTTATTGTCACTGTAATAGCAGTAGTCGAACCGCTGTTATTGTAAATTTTCAAATACATGTTTGTACTTGGTGTTCCATCACCGTTGAAACCAAACACTGCTGGAGTAAAATATGTTGTAGTTGCAGTAGTTGTAATTGCCTCTGCAACTACACCGCTACCTGGGGTAGGATCAGTTGTAATTGCTCGAGTGCTGTCATTTGACTGCGCTGTTGAACTTGTATATACTGTTACCCATGCGCCTGCGCTGACTTGTATGCTGTATAGTGCATATCCTTTAGCGGCTGTAACTGTAGCAGTTGCACTTGCTTGATTTGTTAAACTTGTAGTAGTTGTTGCCACTGTTGATCGACTACTTAAAGCGCCGCCACTAGCACTGATTGTTCCTCCGCTAATAGTAATAGTAGTACCGTCAATCTTTACTCCACCTAATACGCTTGTAGTTGCTGTTGGTAAACTATATTGAGGAGCACTGATCACGCCACTACCATTTACAGTAATTGTGCTAGCGTCCACTTTGACACCGCCTAATACACTTGAACTTGCGGTTGGTAGTGTATAAGTGTATGGGGCGCTAATTACACCATTATTGATAGTTACAGTTGATCCATCAACTTTGACCCCGCCCAATGTGCCAAGACTTGCGGTTGGTAAACTGTAAGCATAACTATTACTGATAACTCCACTGCCATTTATAGTGATAGTTGTGCCATCTACTTTGACGCCTCCCAATACGCTAGTGCTTGCAGTTGGTAATGTATATCCGCTTGTGCTACTAATAATTCCTCCAGCACTTACAGTTATAGTAACACCATCAGGAATGACTCCGCCTTTTACGCCGCCTGAAATAGTTGCGGCCACCGCAGTTGGTAAACTATATGTATAAGGAGCAGTAATTACTCCACCAGAAATAGTAACTGTAGTACCATCTACCTTAACTCCTCCGAGTGTGCTGGTACTTGCTGTTGGTAAAGAATACTGTGCGGCACTTATCACTCCATTACCATTAATAGTAATTGTACTATTGTCTATTTTTACGCCGCCTAATACACTTGTGCTTGCTGTAGGTAATGTAAAACTATAAGGAGCGGTAATTACTCCTCCAGAAATCGTAATTGTAGTACCATCTACCTTAACTCCTCCGATTGTGCTGGTACTTGCTATTGGTAAAGTATAATTGGTATAGTTAGCTGTAATAACTCCTGTAGTAGGATTAATTGTTATTGTTGACCCGTCTGGCTTGACTCCACCTAACACGCTCGAACTTGCTGTAGGCAAACTATAGGTAGCACTAATTACTCCGTTACTAATAGCAATGCTAGTACCGTCAACCTTTACACCGCCTAATGTTGAAGTGGTTGCTGTAGGTAGCACTGCACTAATCATTCCGTTGTTGATCGTAATACTTGTGCCGTCAATTTTTACTCCTCCTAATGTGCTAGAAGATGCAGTAGGCAAAGTATAACTTCCTGAATTAATAGTTATTGTCCCAACACTACCGCTAGCAGTTGTAGTTACACCTGTACCGGTAAAATTCAATGTAGTTATTGCGGTAGCAGTACCCTGAGTTGATCCAGAATTTTGAACAGTTACTCCGGTGATTCCTCCGCCACCTCCGCCACCAGTTACAGTAGTCGACATCAATCCTGTTCCAGAATTGTATGTAAAAGTTATACCTGTTTGTGTGCCACCAGTAAGCATAGCGGCTGCCGCGGCTTTTATGGCACTTGGTATTATACCGATCATACCGCTAGTAGAACTAATAGTCGATCCATCAACCATAACTCCGCCAAGAATACTAGTTGTAGCTTGAGGAAGATTGTAAACAGAACTAATTACACCATTACTAATAGTAACTGTTGTACCATCAATTTTGACTCCGCCTAATGTATTTGTAGTTGCAGTTGGGAGATTATAAGGAGAATAGTTTGCGCTAATTATGCCGTTGCTAACAGTAATACTCGAACCGTCTACTTTAACGCCTCCTAATGTAGTTGTACTAGCAGTTGGCAATGCATAAGAATATGGTGCGCTAATAATTCCACCGTTGATAGTGATAGTTGTACCATCGGGGATAACTCCGCCTTTAGTTCCACCTCCAATAGTGTATGGGACTGCTGTTGGCAGTGAATAGTTTGTATAGTTAGCGTTTATAACTCCTGTATTTGGATTTATAGTAATAGTTGTACCGTCTACTTTGACTCCTCCCAAACTGCCAGAACTAGTAGCACCTGCGATAGGTAAACTTAATGGAGTGGCCAAGTAGGCATATAGTTCAGTAAAATTTGAATTAATTTTTAAGCCGGCCTGACGGAGTGAATCTCCAGTGCCGTCATTAGTCACTGTTCCTGTGTTTATTAATTGTAACGCCATATTTTTATCCTTGATCGAATGTTAAGCCAGTACTATCCAACGTTGAACCCGAGGCATCAAACGTTGATTGTTGGGTGGGTGGCAATAGACCCAGTGTTGTATTACTTATTTGATTATATTCTGAATACCAAATTCCTGTTTCAGCTTTAATAAAATTAGCTATCTCACTATTATCATATAGTATATTTGTAGTGCTATCCCAGGCTGCACCAGTTCTTTGAACTACTGTGACTTGAACGCCTGCCTTTAGTTGATTAGTAAGTCTAACTACAGGTAGTACACCGTCTACTGAAAAATCAGAATCAAATAAAACATCTCCAGCAGGGCTGTAAGGAGCAACATTCACATTGTGAACTTTATAGGGCTGTTTGTTCAAACGAATATTGCCTATAAAGAATTTCCAATATGCTGCCGAATCGGTCGTAAAGTTCGCCGAGCTTGTATGATTTTGTATACATCTATAGGTGTAACTTCCTACATTTACTATGGTGTCAACTGTGTAGGTTGTATTTGGACTCCAATCGCCTGCTTCGCTGTATCCTCCCACAAATACTTCTATACCATCAGTTTGTCCGTATCCTACCGGAATAGTAGTTGGATAAACAGCCCAATATGCACTGTTATTGGTGCTGTAATCAATACCAGATGTTCTGCCACTTAAAGGAGGGATATTTACTAAAGAATAATAATACGATCCGTTAGATAACACAACTGTATCTACGGTATAAGCCGCTGTGTTATCATAGGCTGAACCATACACATATCCATTAGATGTAAACCATTTAACAACTCCTGTTAAATCAGTCAAACTTCCTCTCTCAGGAATACTACCAGGAGTAACATAAAATAATATAGGACTATCACTACTCCCAATATTAGTTGAATAGTTAATAGTATATGATCCAACTTTTTCGGGTACACCGGAAATTTGACTTAGAATCTTAGTACCAGATGGCAATGATATAGTATAAGATGTAATTATTGAATTAACCGTAGCTAGAGCAAAGAAAAATGTTCCGCTTGTAATTGTTAGTACATTTCCATTTATGTATCCATAGAATGTATCATAGTTATAGAGATTTATCAGCAAGTTATCCGATTGAGCGACGGCATTAATAGTATTAATATTATCTTTATAAGGTATAGTTTCTCCAGAACTTATATCTTGTACATAGCTACCAGCAGGACTCGATTGTTTAATACCTGTACCGGATATAGATCTTCGTAGTTGACTTAACACATTGCCCGTCTTAACAAAATAGTGTATGCGCTCTCCGGCAATTTCTAATACTCCTGGGATATTCAACTCAATATTAGGAGATTGGAAATTACTTGCATCAGTAAGTGTTATAGTAGAATCATACCAATTTAATGGTTCAGCTAATGTTGTACGCTTGTTCAGACTTAATCTCGTATAAGATGTATTATTCAATATATCTTTGAATTGCATATACGCGATCGAATTACCAACAACCTTAGTGCCGTAGGTCAATACTTCTATTTGATCAGATACAGAAGGGATCACTGCTAATTGAATTGTAAGACGGTTATCGTTTAACTTATAGTCAACACCTGGTATTAATAAAATATTATTTTTTGTTAACCATACATAATTTTCATCAATAACTGCTCTTTCAAGTATAAGTATTCCTCCCTGCACAGCACTAGTTTTATAATACATAACGGAATTAGGAGTTAAGGAACTAGATGAAGTTACGCTGACATTGGTTCTTTCTAAATCTATACTATCATGTTGATAAGAGCTAGTGATTTCTACAACATGTGTAGCATCGTAAGATTGAGAAAAAGTAATTTGTCTTGTACTGGCATTATAAGTATATCCATTTGTCAACAAAGCACTTACAATAAGTGATTTTCCTAAATAATTATTAAGGACAGTATTAGTTATAGTAACAGTAATACCCGAAAGATCAACAGTATAATCTCTACCGCCTAATAACAGATTATTATCAACTAAAACAGAAATGTTGCTGGCAGGAATAGAATATGATGCAATCTTATCTGTGTCTATAGTGTAAGATAATGTGTCAGCGGTAATTGTAAAATATGCATTTACCGGAGCGGACAAAATAGTGTTATCTACTCTGACTATCATGTAACTTTCGTTAGGTAAACTGTTACCAACTAAATTTTGTAGTGTATAAGTGTTAGATCCATTCGTAGGTACGGTTTCTGTACTGGTTATAGCAAAAGTTTGTTGATTACCACTAACAATAATATAATTTATTAGCACTCCTTTAGCTGGCGGAGTACTGAATCTAATGCCAACAGAATTAACTAAAACGTACTCTGACGATGTTTCAAATAACACTACAGAACTTGCAACACCGTCAACGTAGACGCCGGCAGTTATATTAGTTAACCATGGAGCCTGTGTAACAAATTCTCTAGTTACACCATCTCCAATAAAATAATCTAAATCTAAAATGTTTGTACCTGCATAGCCAATTATAAAAATACTTAAAATTTGATTAGGCGCAGGTGAGCTAGTGAGGGTGATAGATTGATTTTCAAAATTAACATTATAATCGGAACCAAATACTAATATCGATCCTCCCAATTTTACAATTATTCCCCTTGAACTAGTCGAAGGCTGCGACAATTTATAAACTGTGGTAGACCCGTTTGTAACATGATTGTCCACTTTAATTCGAGCAGACCCGTTAGGATTTCTATCAAAAACTTTGATAGCTAACGTATCTACTACTTGTCCAGGAACGACTTCTTCCGGTGCAGGACTTGAAGTTGATGTTACGAGACCGTCGCCGTCTATTATAATATCATCGGCAGTTAATCCATTAGCGGTAGCATAAACTCCGTTAAGTGTACTAGTATCGCCGCCGCTAATATTAGTATCTTGACCTAGATTAGATATAGACCCGTCGCTACTAGCTACACGAAATATAAAAATATCACCTGCATTTGGACTAAAATAACCTGGGATATGATTGACATAAACATTTCCAGTAGATCCGTTTGCCACTATAGTTGGCGTAACTGCATAAGGATTTGTAGGAGAGATACCTGTATTAGGATCAATATCATCTGCATCTATTCTCACAGTGTTAATGTATCCGTTAATATTAACCGTCATGCCGGCAGCCGGCACAGTAGAAAATACCACGTAAGTAGCACTAATTTGCACATCTGCAGGAGAATACTGTTGTCTAGAAAATGTCAATATAGTACTATCTGGTAGGTTAGCATATATGATACTGCTTAATGTTATGTTTACCAATACATAGTGTCCAATAGCGTTGGGTACTATTTGAATATTAGTAATAGATGTATTATAGCCAAATGCAGAAGTCAATCCCGATGCCTGGCAAGTAACAATATCTCCTACTTTGATTAATACCGTTGTTCCTTGCAATTCTTGAGGAGTTAAATCTGTATATACAGAATCATTACTGAGAGTATAAACACCTGCGCCACCTGAATTTCCAGAAATCTGAGCAGTCACCATTAGGCCAAGCTCCGGGCTAAAGCCTACTACTTGATTAATTACCGTACCCACAACTAACGGAACGTTAGGAGTCGTAGTTACAGTTAAAGTTGAACCAGTAATAAATCCAAAGAAAACTATCTCTACTCCCGGAACTGTTAAAGTATCGGAACCTGCAACATTTCCTACAAAAGTTAAATTTTCTCCTACCAACGGAATTGTATTAGGAGGAGAACTTAATATTAATGTTGTCGAATTTACAATTTTAGACACAGATTGTGTTGTAAATCCATTTCCAACTACACCTAACCCCACCGTTACACCTGCTGTACTAGCCACTGTCAACGTCGTACCTAGCACGAAGAAATTATAAAACCCAGATGCATTAGCAGTAAGATTAGCTGATAATGAAACTGTTAAACCAGAAACCGAAGTTACATAAGCACCGTACGGGATGCCTGTTCCGGATATAAATTGTCCTACTAATACGTTAGCAAGATTTTTAGTATCAGTATCGAGTGTTCCTGTAAAAACAATACTAGCTTGACCGGATGATCCACCGGTAGCTTGGATGACATTTATGACCGTAATAGCAATTGGATACGTGGCAGAATTTGGTTGAGCTGTAGTCTGTACACTATTAATACTGGTCGTTGTTGAGGTTGCACTAAGATGAATGTCTTTGGCTAATACATTATAATTGTAAAAAAATACAGAAGTTATTCCATCTGCTGAAAAAGGCGAATTAATTAATTCTTGATAATAAACGTTTATTAATGTGCCGGCAGGAGCCACATATGGCATTACTGCATGATATTGATCAGAGCCTCCGCTAAAAGGAAATTTTATAGTGTAATCTGTATAGGTAGAATCTAATTCTCCCCAGTAGTCAGTTGCGAACGGAAGACTACCCCATCCTCCTTTGATGTCGAATCCCAGCCCCCCAACGACTGCTCCACCATAGTCTATGCCCGTCATTAATTGCTTAGGATCTTTGCCTGGCATTCCGCTAACTGGATCATAATAATATTCAATTCTGTCTATAGCATTTAATACAGAGATGTCCTTTATATATTTTACAGTTACAGTCTGATATTTGCTAGGAGCTGAGAATAAAAATACTAGTTGTCCAAAATATTGTGTATAGCCCGATGATTTTGTAGAAGTTACAGATACAGTATATTCTTCTCTAAGGATAGTTGTAGTAGTATTATATATACTGTCATAAACTGTAACAGATATCTTGCCTGGGCGAATATCAGGTGCCCATGTTAAATCAAAAATCAGTTTTGACCCTGTACCTGGAAATGTATCAGTCCAAGATAAATCTGTAATGTAAGTTGTTTGACCAACACGGTCAAATTTCATCTCTATTAAATTTGATCTTACAACACTATTACCTATTACAGCAACTAATCTTGCGGCTACACCGTCTGAACTTAGTCCGCCTTCAATGCTAACAGTTGGAGCAGAAAGGTAACCCGAACCATTATTAGTTAAAATAACTTGATTTATTATACCGTTAGTGTAAAATACTTCTGCTGTGGCTCCGCTACCGCTATCGCTACCAAATACCACTCGGGGTTGAGAAACATACCCAGAACCGCCAGAAATAATCTTTAATTCTAAAACACTAAATCCTACATTATCCAACCAGTACACCCACGGAGTTGTTGTAATCTGAGGTAAGTCTGCAACTATCTTACCATTTTCTACTTGCGTATTAAATATAGCCAAAGTATCATTAATAATAATAGGAGGAAGATCAAAATCTGTAATAGGTAATTCAGCATGATCTACTCCGTCCGTTTGAGGCACTCCTGCAAATCTGCTTATATACTCTCTTACTTTTGTTCTGTAAGGTTTAACTTCTGCAATATAATCTTGGAAATTGCTTAAATTATCAACTAGGTAATATACAGGCTGGCTTAATTGTCCTACATTATGTGTAGCTCTTACAAAACTTGTCTTAAAGATCCAATCTACATATTGCTGTTCGCTTAAAATATATTTCATACTTCTAAAGAACAGATCTAAATAATTAGAATACAGCTCGTCAATGAGAATATTATTCTGTAATGTTTCTAAAATTATTCTTAGTTCTTTGGCAGCTTTAATATCAAAACCAGACCCATCAAATGTGCCAGCATCATATCCTACCGCAGAAGAGCTAGTGGTATACAAGTTTGAACTAAATTGTATAGTTCCATTTTGTAATCCTATAACTTTATAACTCTGCGTCCAATCAGCACTAGATGAGTTAGCAAATTTTTCTAATAGCATCCAACCACCGGTGTTGACTTTAAGAATTTTTACTATTCCTCCAATACCGACATTAATAAAATTAAGGTCTACAAATGTTTCTACAGAAAAATCTGGAGCGACAAATTGATTGTAGCCGCTAGCATACCAATCTATATACGACCAATAATTTCTTACATCATACGATTTAGTATAGATTCTAGACCACAATCCTGTAACTGTTTTAAGATTTACATCATAATAGTCAGGATTAAATGAATAGATGCTCCATGCACCTTCTGCTTGACTATCACTCAGTACTAATACCGAGTAATCTCTTACAGCGAGTGTAGTGTTATCATCATAGCCATAACCAGATGCGACCACAACTACCGAATTGATTCTACCTAATGTATCTATGGTGGACTTCAATACTGCACCTGTACCCGAACCAACTACTGTAATATAAGGAGCTTGTAGATATCCTCTACCTGTTAATACTATTGTTGCTCCTACTATCCCACCGTTTACAATTTCAGGAGTAAGCTCGGGTCTTACAAATAAGTTAATATTTGTATATTGAATTTCAACATCAGTATTGAGGATTTGATCAAACTGACCGCTAGGCACATACAAATCATTTGTTGCAGTACTTCCCGTATAAGGAGGTGGTGTATCATAAGAATCTAATACGCTGAAATTATAATTTCCGGTAATTTGTATAGATGCTAGTACAGAATTCACACCCTCGATATATTCTTTTAGTGCTTCAACTCTATTGATAAACATACTCTGACGAGGGCGATTTTCAATTCCATACTGTAATTTTACTGGTAAAGTATAATCAGGTACGGGTCGACCAACTGAGTCCACTCCGCATAGACTATCTATCCATTTTTGTTGAATAACTTTTGGCAATTCTACAATAGTGTCTGTACTGATTAGTTTCCATTGGCTATGAATATTTCTATCTATTTTATTAACTGTCCAATATTCAACCGCTAGGACTGTATTAGTATCGGTTAGGTATTGATTTACATTAGTCAAACTAAATGAATCTGGGCCAATTAAACTAGCATAGGTGTAGGCTTGCCCACGTGGATTAGCTATAAGACTTGCAACTGCCTGAGCAGAGATATTTCTACCTATAACCTCAGGTACCGTATTTTTATTAGCTACCCAATAATAATAAGTATTCTTAAACGTCTTTGTTACACTGTTATATGTTTTAGTAACACTATAAGCACTATTACCATATAATGTTTTTCCAGTTATTCCTGACGATACACCTGCTGTTGTCTGAGATTGTGAATCCCATTGTTCTGGTAACAATGGACTAGCGACCCATTCGTAAATATCAATACTTGCTCCGGGTGCTAGCGTATTCCAAGAATTATTTCTATAAGCTACATCGGTAAAATAAGGATTAACAAATTTTGCTGTTGATAGGTTCCACCATAATTGACCTATTTGATTTGTTGTCCAGTAGCCATTACTATTTGCATTTACTTGCACACTTCCATCGCTGTAACTGTAAGTAGCAGGATCATAAAATGTCTCGTAGGTGATTTCTTCTTCAGCAGGTCCTGCAATTTTACCTTGTATAGGATCTATAACATCTAAGTAGGTAAGTAATCTTTCTGTAGATTTATTATACAAGAAAACTTTTTTAATTTTACTAACATCAACAACTTGTGCTTGTGTTCTATATTTGTTCCAAGATAAAGTATTAGCTGGCTTAATGTATAAACTAACTTGCCCAACATTTGTATATGTAGAAGTAAAATAAGGAACACCAATAAAAATATTATTAGATCCTACGGCAAATCCTTGTCCATATCCGCTGACAGAATTATAAACATTAGGTAAACTTTCTCCGTACACCCAATTATTGTTATATCTATCATGAATATCTATCCTGCCTGTTGCAACTTGTGTAGTTATAAATGTGGTCGATTGTTTATCGAATGTGGTTGCAGTCGAAGTGTCAGAGGTAGGATCATTAACATATGGTGTTCCATATGCGGCTTGGCTAGATGCAAGTTCTGTTGTATAACCATCAAATGTAGTCTTAATAACACTAGAGCCATTTTGACTGTAAATTATTAATGTCTGGCTATCATTCATGAAACTAATTTTACTGCCAAATTCTCCATTAATTTCGGGCCTGTGATCAGTGATACTCTGATAGCTGACATATAAATTACTAGTAGGATTATATTGATAAACCCCAACTGTACCCTGTTGATTTATGTTAGCGTAAGTCTGTAAATCATCACTTATAGCAATATAAGAACCATCATCTGAAACTGTTATTCCTTGACCAAAACTGTTATCAATTCCTACCAAAGTTTGTATAAGTGTACCGGATCTATAAGCATAAACTTTACCAACTAAACCTCCTGATGCCGATACTAGTAATGTAGATCCGTCTAGACTTAAAGCCAGTTGGCTGCCATAGAAATTGTTTATAGCATCACCGGATCCTACTGTGTCGGCGTATGTCCAGTCAGTAGTTGAAAAGACAATAGATCCTGCAGGATTTAGATTAGGAGCACCTGACAAAATAATACTATTTGTACTCTGTGTTTGATAAACATTAAAAATCAACGTAGGATCGTTATTAAATTGAGCTACGCCTATAGGAAGATTCGTCGATGCTGGCGAGTAACCTTTTGGTGCTTGTATATCTACAAACCCATAAGTTACTGCATTGAAAAACTCGTAAGATCCAGATCCTTGTATAATAAAATTTTGTATTGCACCTACAAAATCTACCATTACAATTTCATAACTACTGTTTACTAGTGTTATGCTGCCAACAAAAGTACCAGTAGGAACACCGGTTCCTACTATCAATTGTCCTACCAAAACATTAGTATTACTGCTGACAAAGAAATAGTTAGTTCCTTTAGCGCCGCCGGATGTCAATGTTTTAGTAGTAACTAACACGTTGACAGATGTTAACCCTGCGGTATAAACTGTTACTTGAGAAACATTATAATTATATCCACCTAAAGTTTTATATAAAGACACAGACATACCTGATTGTATTTTGCTAATATTAACAGCAGTAGTTGAAGTATTATAAAGATAATTCAACTGCCCAGGAACCGGAACAAACAGCAAACGAGTAAGAACAGCGGTTACCGTCTGGCCGCTAGTAAATGCGCTGATACCTAATGAATCAACTCCTTGAATGGTCATACCTGCTGTAATGCCGTCACTAGATGTTAGTCTTAATATTGTTCCCGAGCTATTAACGGAATCATAGATTGCTGTAATTTGAGGAACAGTTGTGTAAGATAGTTTATAAACTTTACCTGTATTATTGTTGTTAGATACAGCACTGACATAAAGATTACTTGCATCAAATACAAGATTAGATCCAAAATTTTCCGAAGATATAGATGGACTCAAAAATGAATCATACAACTGATAGATGTTATTGGCATCTCTCTGATAAATTGTAACTATGCCGTTGTTAGAAATTCCTGTAGTATAAGGCCCGGTATCTACCGGAACATAAAATTGCTGATTCCAAAAAGGACTCAACTGAGAAGGTGTTTGTCCTACGGGAACAGGAAACAGAGCCTGAAAATATAACCCGTTATATTTGACAATATCTTGAAATAGATAAGACGACAAAGGATTATAATTTCCTTTTAAGTAACTACTAGTCGTACCGGCTGTTGGGCTACCAGTTGCCATCCAGGTTCCGTCGGGACTAAAAGCTATAACCGAGACTGGAGTGTTCGACGAAGGAACCGATTTGCTATTAAAAGGAGGTTGCAGTAGTTGTTGTTGCGTCCAAGCAACTCCGGCAGCTACCTTATTATAAAGAGCAAAAAGATTTGCTCCAACTGATATAGCGGCATTTGTACCCAATTTATTGATAGCAACAAAATTTCCAAACTTAGTGAGATTAGCAGGCTGCGGTGCATTTAATTTTTGTTGTACAAACACTGGAGCATAGATCCAATTAGCCCAAGATCCTGTACCGTCATCATCTGTCCACACAAAGTTACCAGTCTGTAAGTTGACTGGCAATATCTTATCTATATCATCAATAGAACTAGTACGCTGTGAGACTAATGCATAAACTATTAAATTTTGTTGTTGAGTAAATGGACTAGGAACTTTGACTCCTGGAGCATCTACGGTAAATTCGTTTAGTATAACGCTAGTAATTTTATAGAATCCATCGATGGCAGTTACTTGCGATAATCCTACATAAGATCCTACATTTAATTTAATACTATTCTGAGCTGTGATAGTCATTACATTATTTGAATAGGTGACATTTGTCACACGAATATGCACATCTGTAAATCTATAAACATTCCAGCTAGTTGGGCCATCAAACGCACACCAGATGTAAGCGCCCTCGTTGATCTGTGTAACATCTAATTGAACTGTTCCGGTTCCTGATCCGGCACCAGTAGCAGTAAATATCGTACCAGCTGTGTTAGAAGATGATCCTATCGCTATAAAATCTGTTGTTCCAGTGTTTATTATTTTATAACTAACTCCAGGAATAATAGAATTTACAGATTGTGCTGTAAGATCCGATAGTCTGCCAATACTAACAAAGACATCTGCGGGATTTACATATCCTGCATCTCTTAAAAATTGATTTGGTGCTGATAAAACAGGAAACGGCTGACTGTTATATCCTGTAGGCGATACATAGATATCCGACAGAGTTTGCTGTATGATAAAAGGATTAATATTAGAATTGATAGTATTTGTTAACAATGTTCCTTGGGGATTACTAATATATTTTCCTTGATCTAATACAAATTCTATAGCTTGGAAAGCATTAGACGCTCCATATTGACTAACACGAATAGCCCACTCTTCGTAGAATGTTAAACTTTCTGCTTTGTCCAAATTTAATGCATTAAAGAGATTATTAAGGACGGTTTGTGTTCCTTTATCACGTATCATTCCTTGATAAAATTTGAATTCGCTCACATCATCTTGAATGATATTATCAAGATATTGTCGTTTTTGGTATCCGATCAAGTGTTGCGCCATAGTTTGTTGTGCAGTATTAAAACTATCAACATCTGTACTGTAAAAATCAACAAATTGTGTTGCAATATTAGTCCAGTTTGGAAGAATCTGAGGTGTAGGTTTACTAGACAATTTTATCCATTTAGAATTAACAAATGCCGGTGCTCCTGGAATAAATTCATCTGCACTATAATAATAACTTTGATATGTAACCACATCGCCCGTATTATAATCTTGCCAAGGCTGCCATTCGTTAATAGTAGCAGAGTCAAAAATAAATCCCGGTATATCTAATCCACCATACCAGTCTGTAGTCACATATCCTGAGATTTTTAATCTATCTCTTTTGTAACCGCTAGTAGGACTGTAGATTATATCATTGAATATAGTTGTATTATCAACAATAATAACATGTTCATTTTGTATCAAATAAAAACTAGCACCGTATATGCCTTCGTCATTCCTAGGATTATATCGAACAGAATTTCCTTGCCTATAGCTATCAAGGTTCGAAACTTCAAAAGGAGTTCCATTAACTTTGAAAATTTCGTAAGGGTTAAATGAGTTAGTAATACTATCGACTACAGAAAGTGTAGTTGTAAAATTAAGAGCATTGGCGCCCGGGCTCAGACTAATGACGCTGGCTCCTATATTGCTAAGGCCTGGTAATAGAGACCATTTAGTTTCATCAAACGATTCAGCAGGGGGCAGATTATATAAGGCACTGTAATAATCGCCATCATATCTTACAACTTTTCCATAACTATAAGGTTGCTCGGCTTGCCAATCGCTCCATTTTTCTTGACCAGTACTCCAATTTTGAGTAGTCCAGAATAGAAATTCTCTAGCAGTTGTTTCCCAGTTTGAAACTACATTGTAGTTATTATTATAATCATCAAATCTAAATCCTTGATCTTGTAGATATTCTCCGTAGCCTAATAGGAAATCTACAACTTCTTGAATAGTTGCAAATAATGTGCCATACGGTGCTGTATAAATTTCTTTTTTATCCCAACCGTTTCTTAATATTGCAGTAACACCGCCTTGCATAGGCAGCGATGGTAATTTAGTTAAGTTTGTAGTATCAAAACTAGGTCCTGATACAAAATTTGCATTCGATCGGTAATAAACACCTTCGTATAAAATAACGTTACCTGATATGTATTGTTGGCCCGATGCCCATGTTGCATAACTTTCACTTATTCCGCCAACGTTAATTGTATTACCCGAACTTGTGTAAGGATAATATCTAAAATAAGGTTGTGTTATACTGTATCCTTTAATTTCAAATCCTGTAGAAACTTTTGTAATAATTACTCCACTGTAGGATAATTTTTTTACAGGGCTTGATTTGTTTAAGAATACTTTGTAGTTCTCAGCAGGTATGAAAACATTTCCTGTACTACTAGGAGTTTTAGATTCTAAAATTAGTTTGAACTGCTCTTTATTAGTGAATGCCCCGACTCTATAGCTTAATTGAACGATCATAGTATTTAGATCAGATTTATAAGAATTATAAGCCGCTACATCATTACTAAAAATGTAATTAAAAATTAAATCTACAATATAGTTAACTAATCCAGCAGTTTGTACTCTCAAAGAACTTGAATAAACACTAGGTAATAAAATGTCTGCTGGGCGAACACGCAATCCAGTATCAGAATAAATTAGTTGCCCTGCTTTGTTTCTAATAATTCTACTTCTATCTAATAACTTGCCAAATACTTCGGCAGGTTTTAATAATATAGCTGTAGCTATAATACTAAAGGGATAATAACTACTACGAGTCCAAGCATTTTCTACTGGACTACCATCACCGAAAACAAAATTATTATTGATACTAGGTTGTACAGTTCCTGATGCTAATCCCGATGCCTGCGGACTAATTAAATTTCCTTGTTCATCTACCGGCAAGTGATTCAATAAAAATGTTCTAACATAATTTGCATTAACAGATGCAGGTTGATTAGGTTCTCTAGTTATACCGTTTGCAATATCAGTCCACATAGGAATGTTATCGCTAGTATATGGTGCTGGACCATATAACGCTGTCCACCAACTTGGTTGCAGACTGAATCCCAACATTTCCCAAGGACAAATATTAGGTCTATCTGTTCCTAATAACCAACGATATACTCCCCTCCAATAGCCTGGAAGGCTTGTACCATCTGGCGCTGTATTCAAAGAATAATTAAAAGTAAAACTATTCTTTCTATCATAGTTCAATGGCGTTGTAAGATCTTTACCTACAAGGCTTACCCAGCTATAAAAATTACTAGATAAGACATTATTAAATTCTGTAAATGAATAGTCGGTAAATCGTGTGTAACTAGGAATAATACTATAGATATCAAAAATATCTGCATTGTATTTGACTTTAATATTGTTAAAAATTCTTTTTTCTAATTCAAGAATTAAATCGTCTCTGTAATCATTGTAGGCTGCGACAATACTACCATCGTGTCCTTGTATAACTTTCACCGGATTAATTAAAGTTGTATCAAGATAAATTTTTGGCGCAAATGCAGGCCACATACCTAATTTTGTTGGTGTGGCTGGAACAAAACTGCCATCGGTGCTGTCGTATTCGTAAGTAGTAATTGTGTCGCCAGTTACTAACGGTACGCTAGGATCTATTTCTATAAATCCTTGACTATTAAATGAATAGTCTTGACCGTATATCAATTGTACACCGTTATGATATACTCCTACTGCCTGATTACTAAGCGAATCTAAACTAAAAACCTTACTTAGTGGATAATTTTTAATTCTATAGTCTACTACATCTAAAACAGTTACAGTGGCCGCACCATAAGGAACCATATCGCTGAGGTAATAAGGAGCAACTTTAGGTTTAGACGCATTAATCTGTTGCATAATGATATCTACAAGTTTTACAGCATCACCATCAATACCTAAAGAACTTGCAGTATTCAAAAACAATCTTTTGAAATTATTGTAATCGTCCTTGGCCTGCTGTAGAGATCTAATAATGTTATTAGATTCCGAAGTAATATGGTATGCTGATAGACTGATAGGTCCGCTATGTTGTACAAATTTTGTACCATATTGAGTAACATTACCAAGATCTCTCAGATTACTATCGCCTGGAAAATTTCCTGAAAAATTAGTTATATTGTCAATTATACTGCTTACGTGATCTGCTACTTCTCCTAGAGTAAAATCTACCATTGTACCATTCAAAGTATTATTTTGTAAATTGATAGGTATTTCGTAGTAGCCGTTACTATTGATAGGTTGCGAGGCAAACGCACGAATAGTTAATATATCAGTCGATTGAATAGGAGACGTTAATATTACTTGTTTATAGTAAATTGTATCTTGTATAGTCCATAGACTAGGATCTAATCTAACACCATTTATATAAATCTTAACCACTAAATCAGAAAGATTGTTTATATCATCAAATATATCTATGTTGAAATTATTTGTTATTCCAGAATTATCATAAATCCTAACAGCGGCTTGGACTGTTTTAGTCTTGCAAGTTTGCCATCCGTTTACATACACAGTATTACCTGCATAATCTAAACTTGATAAAAACCCTACATCTATTTCTTTATTTTGTAAGATGGTATTTTGCTTATACTGAAAAGAATCAGTTACAAGATTAAAATTAAAAACAATATCACCGATATTATTAACATTCTGATAGCTTAGGGGAAATCCTAAATATATGTCATTGGAACCTGTAACAGAACTATTAGGCAAACTACCAGGATACGAAAAAATTGGAGTACCGGTAAATGTAGTACCGACATAAGTAGTTTTATCTCCAAAACTTATACCATCATTATCTACTACATCAAACATTGGTGGTTGATTAATCGAACTTTTTGTTTGTCCTTTTTGCCATTTAGATCCATCGTACCAATACATACTACCTTGATTAACAGATCCTTGGCGAACTATTACTATCTGATTAAGTTCAGGTGAAGCTACTTCTACAAGATGCAGTTGATTGCTACCGGTAGATAAATGTTTAACATCTACATATTCGACACGGAAAATTTTATTTTGTACTAGCGGATCAATGTCAGCAGTAAACAACACAAACATGCCTGGACTAAGTGCAACATTATCTATATTATAACCAGCTGTACCTTCTATAGTTAAAAATGCATCGATGGTAAAATCATCTACAAGATCTATATCTTGAATCGCAACGGTTCCTAAATTATAAAGTTTAATATCAGCATTAAATTCGATAATTGGACGCTTTGCTCTTACTGACTGATCTAATACAGGAGTCTGGTTATTAAATTTTGCACTTGCGTTAATTACATCTTGGTGGAACCAACGATTATATCTCGACCACGGGTTTCTATCTCTACTGGATCTATTAATAGTAATGTAATCTAACTTGCCTTGATAGCCGGAAGCAATGTCAAAAGGCTCAGTGTCAAACTTATCACTATCAAAATTAATAGGGCTATTTGTAGTAAATGAACTAATAATTTCTAAACTTCTCGATGGAATTAATTTGATTGCAGTTCCCACGCCCTCAACATAATATTCGTCTTGAGCATAGATAGCAGGCGTTACTTGGCCAACGAAATTAAGTTTCATCCCGTTACTAAGAGCTGTGCCGTCGATCAGAGTATAGGTTGCTTTTCCTAATATTTCGGCTTCTACATTGATTGTAGTATCTGAAAGTATAGAATAAATCTGTATCATTCCGCCTAGATTGATATCGTTTTCGCTTTGATAATATAGTATAGAAGGAGCATCAGTGGGAACTGTAAATGTAATAGTTCCAACTTCAACTCCGTATGCACTAACAGAATCAATGTTACTATAACGATCTAACACACCTGTACTTCTTGCAGTCTTAATACTGAAAGGATTGCCAGGACTATTAATATTAAACGTGTAGGTTTGTCCTTGATACAATTTTAATACAGGATCAGGAGTCGACCCGTCTGGAGTAAACACATATTGATTATTAGCACCTTCTTGTTGGATGGCAACACTGTACGTACTAGCTATTGGTTGTATTTGTCCGTGTACATTTATAGTTTGAGGGCCGTATGGTAACCAATAGTAATTTTGAAAATTAACAAATTTGTCCCAATCGATATGCGGATCCCAACTGTAAAATTCTTGACTGTTTAATCTAGCATGATGACTGACGTTGCCACCGAGTACATCAAGTTGATTTATGTAATCAATATAATCTTTGAAATAGGTAACATTTCCCAATGTATCGGTAATTGTTAACCCTGGTTCTAATTGATAATTCTGTCTTATCTGATCTGCGGCTTGAATATAAACATCTTTACCAGTACTAGCTTTAGCATTTTTACGTCCAACATAGCCACTGATTTTAGTCAACGATCCCGGTTGATATAGTTGATCAATAGTACTCTGCAAAAACTTTCTGTTTGCGTTAGTTTGATAAAATCTAGGTAGAAGATTTACGCTGAATCCGTTTGATCCGTTAGCGTTTTTATTATTACCAGCCATTAGCTGTTACTCCCAAAAGCCGAACTTGTTACAGTTTGTGTGCTTATTAAATTATTTGTAGATGATGTTGTAATAGTTTTTAGATTAGTACTTGTAAATGCATTTACAATAACAATATTACTCGTAGTAGCACAACTAATTAAAATTTGATTGCTAGGACAGAAAATCTCAAATAGATTTCCAAAATATAGATTCGGCTGGATTGGCACTATTGCAAAATTAATAACATCGGGGGTCAGCTGATTAATTACATAAGTGCTCAATTCGCTGAAATAGAACGTATCTCCAAAATTCCAATTATCTAAACTAAAGAACGTATTGATCGCTGTTAAAATTCTTGCTTGTACATCTGCATTTGAAACTGCGCTATTAGGATTAATCATCACATTAAATGTAGCTTGCAGGTTTATATCTGCCTGAGGTCCAAACAATAATTTATAACTTACAGGATGGTAAACTATTTCGTCTGAAATAGATTTAATTAAATCAAGATTAGATGATAATAATGAATTTAATTGGTCCGAACTGGGCGGTAAAGGCTGGGTTCCGGCAGATGCTAACCATTGTCTAAAGGCTGCATCGTAGTCTTTAGTTAGAACATAAACATCTATAATATTGCTAGACCCTGGATCAATTCTACTGTCATAATCTGCACTATGAACATACTGAAATTTTAACCCGCCGCGACCAATATAGACTTGATAATCTAATGTAGGTTGAAATTTATTTACAGATGATAAACTTAATCTGAAAACTGTAGCAGTGTCTATAAAATAAAAATATGTTCCATCGGCATAAGCTCCAAGTGAACCTACGCTAGTTTGACTTGGTAGTATAACTACTGGGCCTGTTGTAGGATTATTGCTGATGTATTTGTAATCTTCTTGTCCAGAAGAAATATTATATTTTTGCTGTACAATATATTTACTGGCAACATTTACTGTAGGATTAACTATATCTAAAAATAATTGTGGGTTATCTACAATGCCAGAACCAGTAGCATCCGCAAATGAAATTACAATCTTAGTTGGATCGATATAACCATCTGCTCCGTAATATTCCGATGTAATTTGCCATGTTAAATCTTGTGTGAATGGAATTAGTTGGTCAGGTTGTGTATTTACACTCAGAACTTTTACAGTATCTAACACCACCGACGATGAAGTATTATCATAAATTTTTGTATTACTATCAAAATAGAAAGTTAATTCGTTTTGACTTTCAAACACATAGCGTAGCTTTCTGGTACTAATAGTATACTGAATTGTATCAGATGTAAACACTATCATCCAACTAGAGTCTAATTGCAAACTAGTAGCATCCCCTTGGCTAGCTAAATTAAAGGCTCCTGTAATATTCAAATTATTTGTAGTAATAATCTGCCAAGATTGGCTAGAAGTATCATATCTCAATCCAAAATTGTCATTAGCCGATATCAGATCGATCATTTTGTTTATAACAGCAGAGTTCAATGTAGTATTAAATTGCGGAATAATTTGCGTAGCTATTGCGCTAGTAGGAATAACTTTATTAAGCACAACTGGTCCAAATCCAGTAGATAATACGCCAGTATTATTAGCCGTGCCGTCACCTGACACAGATACTACTTGTGCCCATAGATAACTTGAACTATTAGGAACTGTGGCGGTTCCAGTCATTAGTGTGTTAGTAATTGTATTAAAGTATTTTCCAGAAGGAGCTACAAATTTTATCAAAGATCCTGCCGTAACATATTTTAGATCTGTTTGTGTATAAGAACCTAACTGATAAGGAGTATTCTCTCCAGGAACACTCAAGTATCCGGTAACACTATTGCTGTCTGTGGTCACACTCACCCACGATACATTCAAGCTGACGCTCAGATAATCTAAAAAATTAGCATAATAAAAATTTCGTAGATCTGGTAATTTTAAGATATCATATACAGTATTGGTAATAATACCTTCTATATCAAGAGTTGTGTTCCATGTAAAATTTATAGAATCAGTATATACTTCTTGATATAATATACCATCATCAGCAAATAAATTCGTTGAACTGTATTTTCCGGTAGGATCTGTTAAGTCAAAATAACGACTGATTCCACTGCTAGATCTATTGATAGATTTTACTTTTAGCACTTGTAAACTGGCAGCCAACGGACTAATATTATAATCCTCGCCAGTTATCATTCTGTTTTGTGTATAGTATGTTTGTGGAGCATTAGTTTTAATGCTGGCATTAGTTTCAGATGATGTGCTGTTTGTTACACTTGTAGCAAGACTTAAACTAACTGTTAGCGTTTCTGTTTGATTACTGGCACTAGTATATGGTATACTAAAAATAATATTAACTATGTCGCTAGGATTTATTGTGTATGATAAACCGTTACTAGTTCTATAATATATTCTAAAATTGCCTTGTGGCAGTTGGCCAAATGTTCCATCTCCAAAACTTAAACTAATAGCGTCACTAGCTCTAGTAACAATGCTATAGATAGTTTGAATTGTATTATCCAGATTATTATAGATAACACTATTACCGGCTGTTGAAGGAACAGGTGTCCAGAGTGTTTTTTCTAAACCAGTGCTTTGATCTAATTGATATAACCATACATCAGAGTCATTAATATTTTGTGTATTAATGTCTATACTTTGATTACTTGTAGGTTGGGCCACTGTAAATGTTCCCTGGTTTAGAGTCCCCTGTGTAAAATTAAAAAAGAAACCAGTACCTGGACTGCTTGCGCCATAACCGTCATCCGCATAAATGCAAGCTATACTATTGCCTACTTTAGGAGCCTCTTCATAAACATAAGTCTCACCTTTGAAAGTAGTACTAGTAATCTCAAAGTCCATATTACGACCCGATACAGTTTTACTAAATGGATAAACTGGTACATCAGTATTGCTTGCATTAAATCTATATTGTGCCGTTGGTACTCCGTAGATTGTAGCACTATCGACTGGATTTCCAAATTTTTGTGTTGCAGGCAAGGCGGCATTAATAATGCTGATAAATTGATTGTACCAGTTGCTGTTACTAGGATCATTCCATGTTACATATTGCCCTGATAAATTTCTGCCGTTATTATCGATGACAGACTCAGTTGTTTGTACTGAATTAAATTTTAATAAACCTTGAGCGGGCGTATTTCGTTTAGCATTATAGTTAATCATACGTGCTAAACGTAGCACACTGTCTCGGCGCTCGGCTAATTCTAAGAAATTTTCGCGAGCATTAAGATCTACACGGAAAGCAATACTTTGACCTATATAGGCAATTAAATCTATAAGAGCAAGATATTCGCTAGATTCTATATAATCATTAAAATCTTCAGGAAAATTAGTACGAATGTACTCAATCATCGTACGACGTAGATTTTCAAAATCATAGCTTTGAAAATCTGCATTCTTGAAAGACTGATAAATTTTTTGCCAATCTTCTGATATTAATAGATTATTTTGACGATCCGTTGAGCTCATTATACTATCCTGTTTTAGTATTTATTGGATTTAATTAAGTGCGTAGTTAATAAGTAAGACCGTTAGCTTGATCAAAGTTCAGTTGCAGAGCTTCTTGAAGATTATACAAAAAATACTTTAGTTCACACTGAATCTGTATACCAGTATCGTAAGGTGTAATCACAATATTACTAGCTTGTATTCTAGGGTCACTGTTAAAAATCTCGTTAACATTTTGCATGATTAAATTTTGAATTTCCGGAGTTAAAGGCTCAAATAACATATCCCATATAATTGTTCCAAAATTTGGTTGCATAAGCCGTTCACCCTTACGTACATAAAAATGATTGAGTAGATCTTGCTTAATTAATTCAAAGTCATAGAGAGAAAAGTTTTGTGTATTGGTATTGACTGTGCTAAATCCCTTGTAGACCTGAGAGGTATTTTTACCTTGAGGTGGATTTTTTGCATTAACCGGTGTACCTGTATAAAGAGTTATTGCCATGATTATCCATTTCCTTTTAAGAATGTGTCCATTGGACAACTGTAAGTTTTCCAGGCATCGGGTGGAGAAATAGCACTTCCAGATTCTCTATCTGTCTTATCTGTTTTGTAACTAGAAGGATCTAAGTTTTCATGTCCTGGATAAGGTTCAGTTGTAGGAATACGTAACATAATGCTAGTAATAGTACTGCCGTCTTGTGCCGGATTATCAAACGTACTAAGCGGATCGGGCGGGCTAGCTGTATCAGAAGCAGACGACACGCCTGAATTCAAATTGATATCTCCGCCATCGATACTGGTATTTGCGGCTTTGATATTCATATTGCCGCCGCTGGTAAGATTATTACCTCCAGAAGTATTAAGGTCAAAATCTCCTCCGGTAACAGTAACTTTTGTTGTTCCTGCTATCTGTTCGTCATGGGTGCCGGCTACTTTGATAGCTACTTTTCCGTCAACTATAGTTATTTTATCTTTGCCGACTTCTGTCTGGTGTCTTTCTGCTACCTTAAGATTAAAATTCCTACCTGCTTCTATGTTAATATCTCTGTCTGCATAAAAATTTAAGTCGTTGCCTGTATGGATACTAATACTATCTTGAGCATAGATATCTATTTTACCATCGCTAGTCAGTTCAATCCAACTAGTTCCTCTACTGTTAGTAATGTAGATCAGATCTTCAGTATTATGTAATAGAATCTGATGTCCGGTGCGTGTTCGCAATCTAATCAATTCATTAGCAGGCTTAGTGACATCACCATCTTTATCTCCTGCGTCGATACTAGCATACGTTGGCGGGCCACTGCTGGCATCTGTTTTTCTCAACCAGTTAGCATCTCCATCATCCATTACAAACGTGCTGCCGCCTAGTCTACTTACCCATGCATCTGTTACCTTCCATTCAGCTTTTCCTATATCTCCTTTTTTAGCATCAGGTTGCTTATCAAGAGGACCGGGAGTGCTTATACCAAACACGTTACTAGGACTTTCTCTTCTAGAACTACTAGTTGTAATTCCTCGTATATCGTCTAACAACAATCCTTGTTGATCTAAAACTTGAGAGAAAGGATGTGTTGGTTTAAGATTTTTTTCAGGATCTCCGGTATTGTTATTGCCTGAATACGACTTATCATATTCAGCAGTTGGAACTCTACTTGCTGAATCTCCTGTGCTAGTTGTCACTGGCCCTTCTACCGACTGTTGAGTAGCGGCTAGCCCTGGCATCATAAAATTCATGTTGTCATCGGGAACACAGCCTATCCAATAACCACGTTTAGGATCACCGTCAATGAAAATAATTACAACTGTCACTCCTACATCGGGAGGAACCATCCACATACCATAACTTTTTTGTGTATCATTGTAGTCATTATTCTCGCCTGTAAAGGCAACACTAGTTACTCCATAAAAAGGACTTAGATATTTTACCTGATGTAACTGCGTTTCAGAACTGCTGGCACCAACTGCTCGTAATATTTCAACTTCTAAAATTCCCATATAAGTGGGATCGAGATTACTTACAACTCTTGCAAGAAATGGACCAGGTTTTCCTTCTTTAGGTTGCGATGAATATAGTTCGTTTTGATCTGTCATATAAGTTATTCCACGGCTGCCGATCCTGAAGTTGGTGCTGGATCTTTTTTCTCATTTGACACGTTTATTGTTGCAGATTTATCACCGCTACCAGACAATTCTTGTCCATTACGCCTGGGTCCTGAAAGTGATTGTGTAAATTGTCCTCCGGAAAATCTACTGACAACTTGTATGACTCTGTAGATACCACTCCAAGCCAGTACCGGAGCGCTTTTTGTTGATTTTCCAAAATCGTACAATCCAGTTGTTTGATTAATATCGACAGGACTTCTAAAATTAACCTTGATATCTACTTCACCGTTTTGATAATTTACTGTGCCGTCATGATTTAAGTTTTGATACTGAGTCGGTGAAGATGTATAGTTTCCTGTTCCACTCTGTGCTATCCAATAAGGATCTCCTATTATCTGTAGATCCAATTGCATCATTCCAGATGCACTAGTAATAGCTTCGTGAAATTGTCTTGCAACTCTAGTGCCTTCTGTTTCAATTCCTCCTCCGCCTTTATTATCAGAAGATGTTTGTGTTCCGCCATAGTTTACACTAGTAGGAGTAACACCTAATTTTTTTTCAGGTGCTTTACCATCACCTACAGGAATTACATTAGCTTTATCTGTGCCTTCAGCTCCACTAGTTTGCGCTTGACTCTTATTATCTTGTGTTTTCTTTGTAGTTGTAGCTGCCATCTTGGCTACAAATCCGGTTTTGAATTCTATATGGAATTTTAATACGTCGACATTTTTGCCAGTATAGATATAGTCATAAACTTTAACACATTGTTTTTCAAGTTCAGCAAACCCCGGAGCTTTTTTGTTTGCTTCAACTTGACCGCTACTAGTATGCACTGTATAAGGCACTATTCGATATACAATTACTCTTGGAATATCACCTGTTGCAGTATCAACATTGCCAGAACCTTGTTGATATAATTGAGTATCAACCCTAAACCACTGTCTTTGTCCCTTGCTATCAATATTGCCTTGTTTTAATTGTGTGGTAACATAGTCGCTGTTTAGTATAACTGCTTCTATAGCAGTAGGAATATCTGTATCTTGGCTAAATTTAATATCACTGATAGTTGGATTAACACCGTTATTGCTCCTAATAACATCTCCACCAACAATAACTTTTTGATCTTTACCCACCGGAGCATCGCCTTTACGTGTTTCTCCATAGCCCATCTTGGCCTTGCCTATGTCGTTAACATTTGCAGGATCCTGTACATAGGTGTTATTGGCCGGAATCGTGCTTTTTACTAAACCTAACTGCTGTGTAATTGCATCTAAAGAATTAGACTTAGTTGATGCAGTTGCACCTGTAGAATCTTCTGTCGCTCCGCTTTTACTAGATCCTGCACTACTAACATCTTTAGGAAACAAAATTACAATCTGATCTGGAATATTAACTACTTTTTCTGTTTTTAATTGTTGTAGTCTTTTATTTAGGACTACTTGAAGACTTTTTTCTCCTGTTTGCAAAACTTCCTGCACAGTTGTACCTTTAACACTTGCATCTGTTTTAACTGTTCCATGTTGCTGACTTAACGCAGGAGCATTACATGGGTAGCAGTCGCAACGATAAACGGCACCTCGTTCGTCAACTGTCATTGTAATATTTTGGAAATGGAATGGTATTTTCCGGCTAGTGTTTGGAATATTTGCCATAGTTCCATTTTCTTTAGATCCTCTAAAATCTATAGTTAAGAGATAAGGCGCTTTAGTATAGTTGTCTTGTTTTACATTCCATGCCGCTTGTTGTAAAGACATAATAAACGTACCCATACTGTATGGTTCGATTATGTCAAACGACATTTTGAACATATTAGTTGTATTGTTTTTTTCAAAACCTATATTGCTGGTAATTTCTAAATTATCTATGATATAATCAAATTGTCCAAACGGTGTTTTAATTCTATTGGATGGATCTGCGTTAGCATCTTTAAGAATGTAATTTAATTTTCCGCCTTTCATATAACTTTTATCTGGATTATTAAACTGATCTGACGTCAATACCGCAAGTCCTATAACATAATCATAACTAGCATAATCAAAAAGAGGATTTTTTAACGGAAGTTTTACGCCCGATAAAGGCTTGAAAAAACTTCCTATACCGCTGACCACACCAGATACTAGATCTCCAACCGACGACAGTGCGCTTGCAGGACTAAAATTTGCAAGGTCCGATAACCCATTACTAATTGTATCTGAAACCGATGCTGTAGCAGAATCTATAGTGCCACTTATATTATCAAGACTTGGCAATCCCATATTATAAACCTAAAAGAGACGTTAAGGAACTTTTTTTACAGATATAGATTTGTGTACCTGGAGCAAAATCTAAAACAGGATCTTGTAAGACATCTAAATTCCGCTGAATAAAAATCCACCACAGATTAGGATCTTGATACAAATCGGCTGCTAACAAATCTGGTCTGTAAGCATATTGTGGTTCAATTGTGTATAGATAATCATCCACTTCTGCAGGCACAGGTCGTATCACTAACACATCTAAATAATTGTTAGTTATAGGAGTATTATACCAAGGAGTAGTATTAGAATAGTAAACAGCCATAAATTAAATATATCCAAACGAGTTATTAAGATAGCCGCCGCCAACAAATCTATCAAGACTGAAGTTCTTAGCACTGTTTCTACTGTAGATAGGCTGTAGTGTTACGTTAAAACTGCTCTTTGTCGGTACGTGGCTAACTCCGCCGCTAGTACTTCCGCCTAACCCAAGAGATCCGGCTAGTCCTGCAATTTGTCCTACTCCGCCTGCTATGCTACTTATTCCGCCTGCTATGTCTGACAGTGCTCCTCCTGGATCACCTAACCCTCCGATTGCGCCTGCTAGTCCTCCTATGCTGTCAGATACACCCTGTATGTCACCGGCAGCACTACCTACTACATTTACTCCTATATAATCAGACTGTGCGTCTAATGTTGTATTAAAACTAGTCACAACAACGGGTATGTTCTTGAAAACATAGTTGCCATATCCGTTTAAGAAAACTACAGGAGGAGGATTACCGGCCTTAGGGTCATTTCCTGCAAACATTTTGGTAAGACTACGTAAATAATGAACTGCGGCAATCCAGTATAACCCTTGTGTAGCATCTTCAACGTTCATAGGAGCAGTGATTGTTATCTGCCCTGGTTCACTATTTTTGAACGCCTGGAATGTATAGTTGGTATGTACTGTAGGAACTGCACTATATGTGGCAGTACTTGCAATAGTAATTGAAGGAGTATAAGGAAATATGAGACCACCTGCATCTTTTAAGGGCTTAAGAACTGGACTACTTTTGAAACTGGTCCAGTTTGCAAGACTTAATCTTACACGCCAATCATTTGCTGCCGCATCACCCCCAAAACTACTAACTGCACTGACAATATCGCCAACTGCTTCACCTGCTTCAGGTAAATTAACTGATCGAAGTGCGCTCATTACACCGCCAGGATCGCTATTGTATCCTGTGCCGAGTGCGCTGGCCAAATTACTGGCCACATTTACACCTTGGCTAGCGGCACCGATTAGATTCTGTGAAGCAGTTGCAGTTTGGATGAAACTATCGCCTAAAGCCATAATAAAATACTCCTTTTGATGTATTATTTATTTGACTTTGTTAAGTGCGTAGTTTATAATTAATCATTAGAGGACTCTACAGGATGACAGCGAAAGTAAATTACCTAAACAACAAGGATATGTTGTTAGAAATACATAGATCAAAAACATCTTATTGTGTTTTTACCAAAAAAGAATATCACCAATATGATCTAATAGTACCCAGTTTAGACAAAATCAATATAAGAACTATAGCGGAAGCCAAACGTGTACAGGCTAAACGATTAGGTCAACAGGAGTTTGAACGTAGAAAGAAAGCAGGAGAAAAGATAAAACTAGCCGATTGCGAAGTTGACTATAAAAAAATTGCTAAAACAGATGTGATATTCAGAGTTATGACTTTTGATCACATTCCACTTAATAATACTCGTAAAAAGAATCCCAAAAGCCTTGCTGACCATAGGGACAAGGTCAATTTCCCGCCATTCCAACACTGGAAATTTGATAATGACGATCCCGAGAAACTGATCTGTGTAGGTAAAAGCCACTGGAAAGGTACTTTAGAAAAAGGCCATTTTGATAAAGATGCAGGACAAATTACAGATACACTTGCTCGCATGATGATAAAACTGTGCGAAAGGTATGCTACCCGTGGAAATGTACGTGGCTACACATACAACGACGAAATGAAAGGCATGGCTATCTTGCAATTAACGCAGATTGGTCTGCAATTTGATGAATCAAAATCAGATAATCCGTTTGCATACTTTACTGCGGCTGTTACCAACAGCTTCGTTCGTGTTATTAATACAGAAAAACGTAATCAAAACATCCGCGATGACATTTTAGAAATGAACGGAATGAATCCTAGTTATAGTCGTACCGGTGCTGGAGAGCATGCGGCCGCAATGAAACGCAACAATGAGGATATGAGTAGTGAGTAATTTATTCAAAAAAGTAGCATGTTTTACAGATATCCACTTTGGATTAAAGTCTAACAGTAGCGTTCACAACCAAGACTGTGAGGACTTTGTAGATTGGTATATTGCTAAAGCAAAGGAGGAAGGTTGTGATACAGGTATCTTTATGGGTGATTGGCATCATAATCGTAATAGCCTTAACATTACTACAATGGATTATAGCCTTAGGGCCTTGGAGAAGTTGGGACAAGCGTTTGATCAGTTCTACTTCTTTCCTGGTAATCATGATTTGTATTATAAAGATAAACGAGACATACACTCTGTGGAGTTTGGAAAATATATTCCTGGTGTTACTGTGGTACACGAGCCTACTACTATTGGAGATGTCACACTTTGTCCGTGGCTGGTGGGCGAAGAGTGGCGAAGTATCGGCAAAAAAGGCGGCAAATACATCTTCGGACACTTCGAACTACCTAGCTTCTTCATGAACGCAATGGTACAGATGCCGGATCATGGAGAGATAAAACTTGATAGTTTTACAGGATACGAACTAGGATTCAGTGGACACTTTCACAAACGACAACAACAAAAGAATATGATCTATATCGGTAATGCATTTCCGCATAACTATGCCGATGCATGGGACGATGAGCGCGGCATGATGGTATTAGAATGGGGAGGAATCCCGGAATATCATACGTGGCCCAATCAACCTACATTTAGAACTATCAAACTAAGCGAATTGATTGATCGTGCAGATCAAATTATATTGCCCAAGCAACATTTACGTGTTACACTGGATATAGACATCAGTTACGAAGAAGCTAGCTTTGTTAAAGAAAAGTTTATGGCAGATTATGATGTTCGTGAATTGATTTTAATAGCAGAAAAGAAAGATATCGAAATTAATACCAATATCGATGTACAGAGTTTTGAAAGTGTTGATCAAATTGTTAGCAGTCAGATTATTAATATTGATAGCGACACTTACGACAAAAATACATTACTAGCAATTTATAACGACCTATGAGTATAAATCTTAAAGAATTAACAGTAAAAAACTTCATGAGTGTGGGTAACCAAACCCAAGCAGTGAATTTTGCACAAGAAAACTTAACGCTTGTACTAGGTGAAAACTTAGATCAAGGCGGCGATGACGCAGGTAGCAGAAATGGTACAGGAAAAACCACTATTGTCAATGCGTTAAGTTTTGCCTTGTTTGGCCAAGCATTAACTAACATCAAAAAAGATAATCTTATCAATAAGATCAATACTAAAAATATGTTAGTTACCTTAGCATTTGAAAAAAATGGAATAGACTATCGTATAGAACGAGGACGTAAACCTAACATATTACAATTCTTTGTAAACGATCAAGCACAGGATGTAGAAGAAACCGATGATGCACAAGGTGATGTGCGTGAAACACAAAAAGATTTAGATGATCTAATTGGTATGAGCCACGATATGTTCAAGCATATTGTAGCACTAAACACTTACACAGAGCCGTTTCTTAGTATGCGTACCAATGATCAAAGAGTAATCATTGAACAACTACTAGGTATTACCCTTTTAAGTGAAAAAGCCGAACTATTAAAAGAACAAATCCGAATAACTAAAGAATCAATTACTCAAGAAACCGCTAATATAGAAGCAATTAAACGCAGTAATGAAAACATACAAAAAAGCATCGATGGTATTTTAACAAGACAAAGTGCATGGCGTAATCAGCATGCACAAGACCTTGAAAAGCTGGGCAAAAGTATTGTAGAACTTGAAGGCGTAGATATCGAAGCTGAGCTTGCGAAGCATGCGGAGCTAAAAGCCTATGAAGAAAAGGCAGCGAAGCTGAAAAGCCTAAATAAGGAACGTGCTACGTTAGATAGCGCGACAGCGCAAGCGGAGCGGAGCGTCACGAAGTATGACGGCGAGCTCGCCAAATTGGCTAATAAGACCTGTCACGCTTGTGAACAACAGCTACATGATCATAAACATGAAGAAATGACTGTGACAGCACAAGGGCACCTTGATGAAGCCCGGAAATATTTGGCCAAAGTCACCGGT